TCACTTATGCTAGAGGCAATGGTGAGGAAGTGGATCGAGCTGACCTGTGACAGGGGTTACCTTGAAGAGGACGCTGGGGATATCATGGAAAACATCTTCGGGGCATCGTGGTTACGATGCTCTGAGAAGGTGACGGCAATGGCCCAGGGAGGCAAAGAGTAATGGACGAGAGCAGAAAAGAAATGGTGTTGGGTAGAATCAATAAGAGGATCTCTGATTTACAGGATCAGATTGAAGAGGACGAGCCTATCTATGGGTATAGCCAGCACATTGGCGAATTGTGGGGTGAGGTTAAGGGTCTCAAGAAAGCTGAGCGTTTGATCAGGGGGTATGAATAGTGAAGTTTAGATTAACGACAACCGTCGAGTACAAGGATGATAATCTCAAGGCTTTGAGGGATCTCGCTAAGGAATGGGGAATAACTCCGAAAAAATGGCTGGAGATACAGGTTCTCAGGGAAGGCGAGGAGAACGCTCGCCTACAAATAGGGGAAGCTGTTGAATACCTGTTTGAGCAGGATGAATATGATGAGTGAAGAGGAGCCAGAGTATGTTGTCTGGTGTACGCATTCCAATGATGGTTCGCGTACCACATTCGGGCCGTTCCCTACCAAATACTGTGCGGAACATTTCATCTTGAACTACGGCTTCACAGAGGGGGTATACAACCTCAAGGCCGTACCACTAAACCGAATAGAGATAAGGATTGATGAGCATGACGTTCACTAAAGAATTGTTTTTCGTTTCCCTGATCATGGCCTTGATGGCAGTTGTTGGTACAATGGACTATCGGGATGCCGTCGAGGAGCGCAAGCTGTATGATCGTATGGTTTGTGGTCACCACTGGCCCGACTACAAGAGATTGAATCCTGTTTGTGAGGTTGCCGTTGTCACTCCAAGTGACGGCTGAGCGGAGCCGAAGGCCTATCAAGTTGGCAACGGCTAGTCATAAAGCTTGATAGGCTCCGCTAACTGAGTCACAATCTTAACGTCTAGAGTTAAAGTCGTGACACTAAGCCCCAGAACTCGAAAGGGAACTGGGGCTTTTTTATTGGGGCTCCAATATATAAGACTCTCGCCCTGTTTCTATGGGTGTTTTTTCAGCCCGCAAAATTACACGTTTTCGTGTAATTACTACTCGTTTTTTTGTAGCCCATTGGTGGCCTACTATTGGAAAGAAAATAACTAAGGGTATGGCCTTTGTTTTCTTTCACCTCAGAGATTTTCTAGGGGTCTTCCTACTGCGGTGTTTTTATCACCACTGAAACTCAAAACACTGCTGTTGGGTAGAAAGCTGGTAACTGCGTTACGACAGGCGCAAATAACATGGCTATTGGAAATCGTACAAGTTGTCCTCAATTGCTTCTCAAAACCCTCAAAAGTATTCGTTTATTTATTGAAGCTGCAATAGGCATTGCAGAGGATTCCTATGGGTATACATCACCGGGTAATCCAGGAACCCGGAATCAGCGTTGCAAGCGTTGCAAAACTGAAAAACTAAGAAAACTAAATAACTGGAAAAACTGTAGAACTATGCTCAGTGAATGATGCGTTCGGTGGGATTGGTCAACGCAAAAAAAAGCGGCCCACGAGGGGCCGCCAAAATGCCACAAAGGACTTACTTTTACTTCTAGCGTAACAATTGTAGTTCAAAGAGTGGGGGTGGGCAAGGGCGGCTGGATGTGTCGATGACGTAAGGGTTGTCATAGATAAGATGACCGCCCCTGCCAAATACAGTTTAATCTCTAGTAAGCACTGCTGACAAGATATTTATTCTGTCTTGGTTATCTGTCCACTCGTCTTCGATCACATGGCGATATAAGACTTCGACTCCTATGTCACCGTGTTTCTTTTGTATGGCTTTGAGAATACCTCGCAACCTCATAAGGCCGCTGGTCATCATCTCAGGCTTGCCCCCCTCACTTACAACCGCCTCCATGTTGGGAGACTTGATGTACACGTTGGCAGACTGAGCGATGCCAAGGATGCGCTCTGCCTCTTTGTGCTGGTCGGTATCTATATGATCATCTAATAATAGTTTATCAACGAATAGTTGGTCTTTGATTCTTAGTCTTAGGAAGCCGTTGTCTGCATCCTCGAACCCAACGGAATGCTTTTTGTGCAGCTCCCGACTTCCTATCTCGTTTACTAGAGGCTCAGAGCCAGTCATCTTCTGTCTCTTGGTAGCTTCTGCTGGAGAGGCTTGACGGGATTTGGATGTTGCCATAGGTAGGCTCCGAATATCGGCCGCTGTTTACATCATAATCCAAGGTGGTCTTACCTGTCGATCCGATCCATTTGAAGCGAACCTTCCAGCAATGTATCTCTACTTCTTTATTTTTATTCTGATGTACAGTGACACCCAAGTCTGCCTTGGCAAAGAAGCTTGCGCTGCCTGAGATGTTCATGCCCTTCGGAACTGCTGTAGTGCCTGACTGATCTGTCGGCATCTTGCTGGGGTGGGCTATGAACCATATGTGAATGTCGTTGGCTCTGGCGAAGCTCACCAGCCGTGTGAGCATATCGTTAATCGAGTGATGTTCGTTCTCAGTTTGTGTGGTATTCGCAATGTAGTTGTAGGGATCTATCACCAACCCCCTGACACCCATACGCATCACCGCCTGCTGCGCTCTATCGAGTATCGAATCTATCGTAGCAATCTCACCTGATCTCTGCTCTAAAAACATCCAGTGTTCTTGTATGTAATCGAGTGCGTCTTTGTATTCCTGCTTGGTCATGCGATCAGGCTTGCCGTCAAAGAAAGATTTGCCTTGTATCTTCTCCGCCAACTTGGCAACGTGCAGCGGTGGCGGATTCTCGAAGCTGGCAACCGCGAACTTCCAGTCATACTTTTCCGCTAGGTTAACCATTATCTGGTCAATAAACTCCGACTTGCCTGATCCTGGGACTCCAGTAACCACACTGAGTTGACCTTGTACAATAGTGAAGAGATCGTCTACCGCCTTGATCCCTGTGCTCAAACCCCCGACAACTCCGTTGTCATACAGGTGGTTCACTTCACTTCGATAGTCAGCCACAGTGTATACACCTTCCAGCGGCATTGGCTCTGCGGATTCAATCAACTGACGCACACCGCCCTCGCCATGCTTTAGCAATACATCGTTGGGATCTTTACATCCCTCTGGGTATACAACTTCGTGACACTTAGCTCGCCCAATCCTGCGAGCAAGCTCCTCACGCAGAGCCTCGCCAGCTTCATCGTGGTCAACGGCGATCACTATTTGCTCGGCATCTTTCAATACATCCTTCGCTTCCCAAACGTAATTAAACTTGTTGTCCTCACGAGGATCGATTCTCTTATTACTTACACGCTGCGGTGCGCCGTTAGGAACAGATAAGATAAATATTTCATCGTCAATAATAGAAGTAGCGATGCTCAGACAATCTATTTCACCCTCAGTAATCACAATTTTTTTCGTAGCGTGGGAGGCCCGCGCAAGATCTACCCCCCAAAATATCCTAGCGGCCCCATCCTGTGTGAATCTCTTATCTCCAAGCGGCCTCCACTTCACAGCCTCTTTGTTACCGTAAACAAAACCTATCGCTGGAACTTCCCCAGCTTCGAGATCACCATGCGCTCTGAAGTATTTATTACCCACAACAATGTCATAGCGATCCCTTACTTTGTGATAAGTAATACCCCGACTCTTCAGATACAAAGCAAGTCTAGCGTTCTCATCCTGATCATCAGACTTTTTAGGCATGGATATCGCCGTTACCTTGGGGCGATACTTATTTGCATCTCTATCTCTGTGAAGCCCACTGATCTCACAGTGGTGGCACTTGTACAATAGGCCGTCAGTTTCTACGGTAACCGCCAGTGTGCGGTCTGTTTTTTTCTTCCTCTCTGGGGTGCAAACTGGACAGATATATCTGCCCGTTTGATCTACCGTAGATAAAAAAGTTTCTAGAATGTCTTGCGCCATCGATGATCCCCTGATAGTTTTCTGTTTATCCTAAGTAGTCTACTTAGACTAAGTAGTCTTCTTTCCTAATAAATAAGAGATCACTTAGATAAGTGTCCTCTTAGTCTTTTCGATGATCTCTTTGATCATCTTCTCCCGACGAACTCCTTTCTCCCTCAAAGCTTCAAACACACTCTCCCTGAGCTTCTCTGGGTTGATCTGAGCGCCCTCGCAAAAACCCCTATGTTCACCCCTCTGGAAGTAGAAAATCGCGTTGACACGATTGTCCTGCGACTCCCCATACAAATCCTTGAGCATTCTGACGAACTCTGACTTAGCGAGGTCTGTCATCTGCTGTCCCGATATAGATCTCTGACCTGGGATTCTCTTTATCGAGACCCCAGCGAATCCATTTCTCTTTCACCTGTCGATCATTCTTGTAGATATAACCCTGCATACAATCGAGTATCACCGACTCGTCCAAGTCAGGTCTGCGACTCGCGTAGAAGATAGTCATGTCTACCCACAGATCCCCCTCAAGCATATCGTCTTCTAGGTTTGGGCATTGCTGAGCAAAGGTCTTCACATACTCTCTAGCCTTTTTCGATTTGATGAATGCAGGACGGCCTTTGATTGTGACAAGCTGGCGGCTGTTCGCTTTACTTGCAGGCTCCCCTTTTATTTCAAATCTAAGACTTGTCATGTTTATCCTTTGGATGTATCTTGCATGGTAAACGACAAACGTGCAACACTAAATGAGTAAGATGGGACGGTACATTATAAACGCTGAAGAGAAAGGAGATCTCGAATATGACGAGCGAAGAAGACGGTATATTGATCGAAGATGTCGGTCTGCCGCCAAAAATAAAACCAGAAAAACTACCAGAGGGATTGAACGAAACGCTCCTGACAATGGACGTTGGCAATAGTTTTTTCCTGCAGACAGACAATGATCAGCATTCTGCCCGAAAAATCGGTGCTCTGCGAGAACGCATCAAGCGATTTGGAATCAAACACCCAGAAAGAAAATACTCCATCTGGAAGGAAGAAGATGGTGTCAGGGTCTACAGGGTAGAGGACGATGCCGATTACCAATAACCACAGACTGCCTGACTTCGTTGTCGATGCATTGACGTATGACACTTACAGTCGGGGTGAATCTGATATCTCAGTTACCCAACTAATAGATAGCCCAAGGGTATCTCTCCTGCAGGCAGAACACGCAGATAAAATAGACAGGGACGCTGTTGATTTTCTCTGGTCTCGCTTTGGCACGAGTGTCCACGAGATGTTTGAGAAGAGTGTCAGTGATGACGAGTATGTGACGGAAGAGAGGTTGTTTCACAAGATAGATGATTGGACTATCAGTGGAGCTATCGATCTACAGCACATACACAAAGACGGTATCGCAGTTGCAGACTACAAGGTAACGAGTGTCTGGTCTGTCATATTCGACAAACAGGAGTGGCACAAACAACTGAACTGCTATGCCTGGTTAGTTCGTAAAGCCAAGCAAGTATCGGTAAAGTCGTTAAGTATTGTGGCGATTCTGAGAGATTGGAACCGCCGTAAGTCTGAAGAGTCTGCAGATTATCCTGAGTCACCAATAACTATAGTCAACATACCCATGTGGTCTGAGTCTGATCAGGATCAGTATGTATTCGACAGGCTGAACGAGCATCAGTTGGCATACTTTCAATCTGTGTCTGGTGGCGATTTGCCAGAGTGCAGCGACGAGGAGCGTTGGAAAAAAAGCGACAAGTACGCAGTGATGGGTACTGGCAAGAGGGCCATCAGAGTGCTCAACAGTCTGGAAGAAGCAGAGGAGTATTCATCTGCGCTCGATCAGAAGACAAGAGTCGAGCACAGGGTTGGAGAATCTACACGCTGTATCCAGAACTGGTGCAACGTCAATGAATGGTGTGATCAATACCAAGGGGGAAACGTATGAGAACAATGGAAGTAGTTGTTACTTACAGTGACGAGAACGGCAAGCACAACTCCAAAGTCTTTCAAGGCATCACGCTGGAGAAGGTCTTCGAGTTAAATATTCTGCAGCAAATAATTGCAGATCAGAATGCTGATAACCGCATGAGGTTGTACGGCATATCGATAACCAGCGAACCGATTCTTGTGGATAAACTGGAAGAGCACGTTGAGTATCTTGGTGGCGGTCAATATGAAAAGAAGGGGAAGATTCTATGATGGATAGTCAGGTGGATCTGAAGCTGATCGGTCTATGGCAGATCACTAAGATACCTAACCTTAAAGCTGAGATGGTCGGAGACACGATGAATTTCAGTTGGTCTCACATGAGAAAGCAGTTTGAGATTATGAAGTTGCCTAACGCAATATTTCTTAGTCTTGAGCCTTTAGAGCTTAGGGACGTTTTAGAAAAAGCGATCCAAGAGAAACAGGGGATTGATGCGAAGATATGGAGATCTGATCTCAGTCATTTCCGCAAAGATCCTTTTTCTTCACAAAACTAGTAAGGGTAAGTATGAAAAGAAAACACGACATACCTGACGGCGTGATAGATGTATTGCGAGAGATAGGGATGACACCAAGGGAAGCTGGGTGGGATTGTCATGGCACATACGTCCTGCTGCACAAAGCATTAGAGAAAGTTGCAGCTAAGCGGAACGTAGTTTTTGACGAGCCAAAAATACTTAGCGCAGACGTTACATCAAAAGAAGCGGTGGTTCTCTGTGTTGGCAGGATAGGGGAGAAGACGGAGTGGAGTATCGGTGAGGCTGCACCGTACAACAACAAGAACTCTTATCCATTTGCTATGGCAGAGAAAAGAGCGAAAGACAGGGTGATTTTAAAACTCGTTGGGTTGCATGGTGATGTCTATGCAGAGGACGAGGCAGACGCTTTCAAGGAAAGTGCTCCTCAGAATATGCCTGGAACTACCAGCCAAGGCCAAGGCGATCCTATAGAAGAAGAGGAATCTATAGAGGAAATGGCAGAGCAAGCTCACGAGTCAATGAAGAAGGTAGAGGCTGCAGCTAAAGAGAATTCAGCACCCACAGAGGAGATAGAAATACCAGATACTATCGAGGGCAAGCGAGAATTTATAAAGAAGCAGAAGCCCAATGACGTTGTTAACTGGACTGAAGATTACTGCAAGACAGTCGTTGGGCTTATATGCGAACTTGCAGATCTGGAAGATACATTTGATGGTCTCAAATCTTACGCTTTGGCAAACAAAGCACTGATCGGAAAAATCAAAGAGCATTTTCCAAGCCAATATGACGTTTACAAAGAAGTGATGAACAACAAAAAAATGGGGATACAAAACGATGGATAGACAAGTAGCACTAGGCGATGACTTTTACTTTAACAATAACGACGATAAGACGCATGATCGGCAACCCGACATGAAGGGCAGACTTATCCTCAACGGAGAACAGCTAAGAGCTTTGATCCAGATTCACGAGGAAGCAGTCCAAGATGGAGAAGCGCCCTTGCTGCAAATTGATCTGGCTGGGTGGAAAGGTAAGAGCAAGAAAGATGGTAAGCCGTACTTGTATGTTAAGAACGAGGTTTACTTTGGGCCTCGCAAGTCTAAGAGACCAGTACAGAAACCTAACAAGCCAACAACAGTTGAGCCTCGCAGCGACGATGACTGGTTATGATCTCATTTAACATACTCCCTGGGGATGTAGAACAGATCAATGATCTCTCTAGATTTCTGGGGGGTTTGAGCGATCCTCGCAAGGGCGAGATCGTGGCACTCCTCACTGACATTCCGTTAGGTATTACGGTGACAATATCTAAGACTAAGCAGGAGAGATCTCGCCAACAAGAGCGGTACTACCGCAAATGGTCACGCGAGTTTGCTAAGTTTTGCGGGATGACTCCAGACGAACTGCATGAAGAGCTGTTGTGCAGGGCGTTTGGCAGTGAGGAAATATCAACTAAGTTTGGGATTAAGCGCAGGCCACTGAAGCGCAGTGGTGATACCAACCGCAGCAAGTATTCAGAACTAATAGACATTCTGATTATGACTGCAGCGGAGATGGGGTTTGCTGTGCCAGCACCAAAGGAAGAGTAATGAACAGGAAGAAACTAGTGGAAGTTGCAGATCAAGTAATGGTGGACATTGACATAGAGATGGACGGTGAGCTTCGTAAAGAGTTAGAACTGAAATTATGTAGCCGCTTATCAGTAGTATTTCTCAATGCAAGCGATCATCTTCGTTACAGAGGCGATTTGTTCTTCAATGACGCATCCAGAAAAGAAAAAACTAAAGCGGACAAAATAGCCTACGACTCTGTCAAGCCAGTGTTGGATGACTGCTTGGACAAGTTATTGGGGGAAAAGAAATGACTTACACAATCGATAAAGATATACCGATACCACAAATACGCAGATCAAAAGCTGCAAAATACGCGAACACATTATCAGAGATGGACGTAGGTGATAGTGTGTTATTTCCTTGGAACAAAGATAAAGAAGGTGATTTGATTACAGGCGCAAATAATCAAAGAGCAAGCAGTGATGGCAATGCTTTTATTGGTTACCTGAGAACAAAGGGATGCAAATTCACATCGAGAAGCATGGAAGATGGTAGGCGTGTCTGGCTGCTTGAGAAAAATATTTGATGCAAAGTCGCAAAGATGAAATGCGTGAGCAAGTAATCGCCTTTCACAAAAGTCATCCCGATGTATGGGATCTGTTTGTCAGGTTTACATTTGATAGAATCGAGAAGGGGTACGAGAACTATTCGGTCAACGCAATCTTCGAGCGCATACGCTGGGAGAAGGACTCTGGTGGTGATGGCGTTAACAATTTCAAGCTCAATAATAATTACAGGGCATTCTACTCTCGTAGATTTATGCGTATGTATCCCCGATATGATGGCTTCTTCCGAACAAGAGAACAGATATCTGAACAAAGGGATGCCACACATATGCCAGAGCTAACTCCGAGTCACTTCGGTGAGTAAACTAGTCGTGCTAGAGATAGATGAGGTCGATGCAGAGCAGATCATAGAGTATGTTAAGACTGCTAACAGGAATCTAGAGGTGATAGCGGAAGCGTTAACATCGATAGCTGATCGCATAAAAGAATTAGAGGACGCATCGGATGATTAAGTGTGAGCTTTGCGGGGTACGAGAGGACGAGAGAAGTATGCAGGATCAGTGTGGTGTTTTCCTGTGTAGGCGCTGCGTAAACTATTACAGTGATGAAGAGCTTGAGGAGCTGCTTGAAACAGAGAAAAAGCTTGAAGAGTTCAACGACATCGATAAAAGATTGCGGAAGATGTGGGGTGAAGATTGAAGTGCTTGGATCTTTTCTCTGGGATCGGTGGATTCAGTGTCGGGCTCGAAGGTGCTGGCATGGAAACGATTGCATTCTGTGAGAAAGATCCGTTCTGCAGACAGGTTCTAAAAAAACATTGGCCCCATGTGCCGATACACCATGACATAGGAGAGTTAGATGGGAGACAGTACAGAGGAACAGCCAGACTTGTTTGCGGAGGATTTCCTTGTCAGCCCTACAGCTTGGCGTCCAGGGACAGACTCGGCTCGGAAGATGACCGTGCGCTCTGGCCGGAAATGTTTCGCGTCATCAAAGAAGTCAGGCCAGATTGGGTTGCTCTCGAAAATGTTGTTGGAATCATCGATATGGAACTCGACACGGTGCTATCTCAACTGGGAGTTGAGGGCTACACCACAGAAACATTTGTACTGCCAGCTTGCGCCCAAGATGCACCGTCCATCAGATCAAGAGTCTTTGTTCTGGCCCACACCTACGACGAGAGAATACAAAGGGGCGAGAAGCCAAGAATCGATGGACAAAACTGGCAGGAACCCGATGACAAATACATTGAGCGATGCGGTGGAAGCGGCCTCGGGGTACAGCACGGAGAGTGGGAAGCTGCGTGGATCGCTGAACCCAGAATTTTGCGAATGGATCATGGGATTCCAGATCGGGTACACAGAATTAAAGCGTTAGGCAACGCCGTAGTGCCGCCACTGATAAGAGTTTTAGGTGAAGTAATTATGGAAGCAGACTGTTACTTTCGAGATGATTATATGATACTAGATTCTGCTGAAGACTAAACAGGATTGGCCAGGGAGGTTCCATTACTCTCCTCCTAAGAACCACTCCCCGCCGGTGGGGCCGTAGGCGGGACACCCCCCCAACAAAGGTAATCCCCATGTCAAGATTAAGAACCTCTGCGAAGGGCAAGATGTGTACGCTGCAGATATATCCATACTGCAATAACAATCCAGAGACTACTGTGCTTTGTCATTTACCAAGCAATAGTGGGATAGCAGCTAAGTCGCCTGATTACTGGGCGGTCTATGGGTGCTCTTCATGTCACGATGTTATCGACGGGAGAGCCAAGACGGATCTATCGAAAGAAGAGATCCTAAAATGTCAGATGCGCGGGCTTAAAAGAACGTGGGAACACATGATGGAAAATGGATTGATAACCATCAATTAGTTCTACCTATCTTCTTGTCATACCTCTTGTTGAACTTGGCATACTCTTCATTGATCTTGTCGTAGGCAGCTTCCTCTTTAAGAGCAAACTCTCTGGCATTTAATGGAGAGTCAGATGCTTCTTCTCTTAGGCTTCTTATTTCAGCTCTAATTCTTTTTATCTCCCGCTCTGTGTCATCAAGAATGTACTTAAAGTCTAGGTAGTTTTTGTTTTGCTTGTTGTAATCAATCCTCTCTTTGCCTCTAAGAGAATTGTACTGCCTGTTCTTTTGAGTGATCTTGGTTCTTCTTTCATAGAAGTCCTCCATAGCAGCCATTTGGCTAGGCTCACCCATAATTCTTCTAACAAAAGGTATTTCTCTAAGCTCCAGATCTTCTGAGTTGGCCCACTTTTCTAGGGCGTTAAAGTTTCTTAGGCCGAATGTTCCTGCCCCACCAACTATGAACTGAGTCAAATGCTGTAAGGTCTCTGGGGATACATCAATAAAACCAGACTCATTAGAGTTGCCTCGTGTCAGCTCGTTTAGAAATGATGCAGTCTGCTTAAAGATCGCGCCAGTTGACGCTCTGGCTAAAGCAGAATCGGGATACTCAGGCTCTCCTGGAAAACTCTCTCTGTATATCGGGCCGCCCCAGAAGTTTCTGTTGAGACCTAACTCTATGAATGGCTGAGCAACTGTTGGAGCCACTGATACCGCAGAAGCCCCTACTGGTGAGAAAGAGCTGGTAAATGCAGCCAAGAAATTACTAGTTGCTTTCTCTGCAGAAATTAATCCTTGAGACATTTCATACAGGTTTTGTCCCAAAACATGGAAAACATTGTACCCATATGGCAGAGGTATTGAGTAATACTCTCTACCGTTGTCTTTCATAATGATAATATTTCTTTCTTTTACAAAATCCTCTATGTCTGAGTAGTAAGATCTGCCGCTTATTGGATCTTCTTCACTCTCCTCCTCTGCCCTCATCGCGTTGATTGCACCTAGAGCAATGAGTCCTGTGACAGCGCCCTGCTTGACTCTGCTTGCTTCTTTGCTGAACGGGTTGCCTTTCGGCCCAAATAATCCTCTGGCAAAGTTAGCTGTACCTTGAACGCTGGCATTGAAGAAAAGATACAAAGAGTTTATCAGGTCTCCACTCATACCTTTTCGATTAAAGTTGATCGTCAAATTCTTAGCTAGACTAGCTGCTCTAGCAACCGCAACATCTCTAGGTATGCCTGCCTCTAGAAGCTGATCTCTCGACGCTTTGAAGGTCGCAAACCTGACAGCGTTCTCTACAGCAGAGTTACTGTCCTCTACGAAATTAAATATTGCGTCTCTTCGTTTTTTGAAGTTGCCTGTGAATGTTCCATTAGCCATATCCACCATTGACTGTATGGTTTTGAATTGATCCTCTGGAGGTCTAGTGTGGAACCAGTCTGCCTTTGCTCCTGATCCGATGAACTCCTTGAAGTCCTCCATGTCTTTGGGGGATATTCTCGTAAAGAACTCTCCTGCAGCTTTCATGGCATCTGTTTCTACTAAGTCTCTAAAGGTTCCAGTCTTAATGTCGTACCGTCTCAGACCTTTGTAGAACGCACCCATAGAAGGGATTACGTCTTTAAGAACTGTGGATATAAGCTTCTGATCTTTTGCTTTGCCTTTGGACATATTCTGCTCGCCAAGCAGATTGTTGATTGCTGTCTGCACATCACGAGAGAAGTTTCCAATAACGAACTCTGGGTTTAGAGATGTGTTAACCATAGAAAGCCATCTGTTAACCACACCAAACTTCTGTATTAATTGCTGTGCATCACTGGCATTCATGCTTAGCAACGCTTTCTCTAACCGCTTATCAGATAGCTTCACATAATATTGCTCGCCATCTATTTTTGCTCCAACTGTATTTGGATCTAATGCACCAGCTAGATTATTAACTCTGTCTACAACTTGTTTTATATAGTCTTTTCTATTTGCGCCAGCAGGAATCTTTGTGACCTGTGTGCCTTGTAAGTCTGGATCTTTACCAACATAGGTATACTTTCTTTCTAGTTGCGATGTTACCTCTGAATCACCTGGGGCTATGACGCTCCAGAAGTCTGGGTTTGGATTGTCTTTTATTAGCTTGATTAAACGCTGGCCTACGTTTTGATTCTTTATGCCCCTAGATATTGATCGCTCAGCATTTAATAATGTGTGTCCAAGGCTGGATTCTGCTGCGCTTTCACGACCCATGGCAGCCATAGTCTCTGGCCCCTTAGTGCTGTAGCTGCTGCCGATTACTATATCCTGAGCTACATCATCCTCCATGTCTTTGCCGCGCAGAGGGGTGTAGTATTTGAACATATCCATGATTGAGTCTGCCGATTCTCGGTCAATTAAACCGTACTCAACATTCCTATCCATAGTTTCTTTATTGATCTGATCCAAGTCTTTAGCAATAGAAAGCAACTTCTCTGCCCTTGCGTTGCCTCCAGTCCATGTCTCGCTTGCATCATTCCAAAGTAACCCATACTTGTCTGCCATGCGCCCTTTGACAAAGCTATTAGAAAGTCGCTCACCTGTCTTCAAAGATCCCGCTCCTGGAGATTCTTCCACATCGAGCCTGCGGTCTCTAAGCTTGAGCATGTTGTTTCTTTCTATCGCATGACGCAAAACTAGAAACTCGTCCACCTCTTCCAAGGGGATCTCTGATTCAGCTATCTTCTGAGCTAAAGGGCGTTTTTTATTGAGATCGAAATCTTTAGCGAGAGCGCCTATCTTACCGGCAACAGTTTCCTCGCCAACATATGGATTGTCCTGATCCCTAACCTCTGGCAAACCCTTCTCAACTCTGGCTCTGTTAAGGCCATCTATAAGATTTTTAAGACCTATAAACTTATCTTGCACTTGATAGATAAACTTATCGCCCTTGGTGTAGTCGGCCCCTCTAAGAAAATATGATCCGCTTTGCCAAGGGAATGGACCCTGACCAACCATATCCTGATTTACTATAGAATTTAATGTTTCTGGATTTCTGTTTGCTGCTCGCATAATAGGATCGCTTTCACGATCCTTGAAGTCTTCTGCAATTTGATCGGCTTCTTTTCTTCTAGCAGATATTATTTCTTGATCTGCCCTTGAGAGCCTCGACTCCCTTGTATCTTCCTGTACTTCTCTATCAATTGCTTCATCGCTGCGTCCCCTGCTTGCATCGCGGCCAACTCCATCCCTTGAGATGTACCTGTCAGTGATTTCAGAGATTGTTTCATTGGTTGATGCCCCTTTATAACCAGATTTCTTGGCAGCGTTTATCATATAGAACCAACGCATTGCCTGCAAAGCTGCAGGGTCTGCATCCATTTCATATTTTTTATCGAATTCTTTTTTGAATCGTCTGGAAAAATCTTGGAATAAAGCATCCTCATCTACCGTAACAGGCAGCCCAGTGTTCTTTTTGAATTGATCCTCGAAGTAACTCCTGATGAATCTAGACTCCCAGACATCTATTGTTGTGAATCTTGTATCGCCAGTGAGGTTTAGCGTGTAAGCGCCCACCTTTTTACCAAAGATAAACATCCTTGGGATAAGTTTGTCTTGGCCTGTAGCTTGGTTTACCAGTGATCTGATTGCGCCAATATCTGATACATTGCTTTTGTATCCCATCTTTCTATTGAACGCCTGCAGCTCCTTGACAGTCACCCCCTCAGAAAGAAAATCTACTGCTGACTTGACAGGCTCTGGCTCGTTACTGTTTAAATTTATAAGACGCTCAAATACTTTTAGTGCTCTGGCTTTGTTTGGACTGGATGCCCCAGATATTTTAAATGGCGATGACTTGATAACGACATTGCCGTTTTCGTTAACGCCCATCTTTATGTCATCTAAGTTGCCTTTGTCTTTGTACAACTCAAAAACATTTAGGGCATCTCCAACATTTGCTGGCAGAGATGTCTGGGCAGAGTTCAAGCCATTGAATACCTGATACAAACGTAACTCGTCATCTGTTATCTCTCCATACTTGGAGTCCAGCGCCTGACGAACACCCTGCATGTCTGCTTCGTAATAGTCTTTATACTTGGGATTGTCTGCTATGAAATCAGAAACATCGTTCAAAGCTCTCTTTGCGGCAGTGCCTATCTTATCTGTGGACACGGTTCCTTTGATTTCAGCAAGCATGGAGGGCCAAAACTTGCCAAAGAACTCTTCTTCTACTGCAGTGTTGTAGTCATTGTATTTGGTAGTGGCAAGCTTGATTGTGCTTTCTATTGGTGTTGTAGACTTTCTTCTTGCTTGAGCTGGCTGTTGGCCTGGGATAGTTTCCTCTAAAGATCTCTCGTCGCTTGGCATGCCGATACCCCTTTCTGGCACAGCGCCAACTAATCTTTCTGTCTGCTGGAGAGTTCTAATCTTTCCTCTCTCTCGCTTACCTATCTCACCAGACTCAAGTCTTTGTACAATGTCCTCGAAACTCTGGAACCCAGTGCCTCTGATCGCGCTAGATGCTCTGTCTATGAAATTATAGAATCTGTTTATAAGAGACTTTGGCTTTCCTGATATAAACTTGTTATCTTTTCTTGCGTCCTTGATTAGCTCTGCGACAGCCTCTTCCATTTGAGATACGGGACTCATCGGCCTCCCTCTCCCATCTGTCTTATATCGCTCCTTAGCTTCTATAAAATAACTTTTGTTAGGATCATCTTTACGCATTTTTTTCTTTGCTGCGTTCTCCAGCAAAGACCACTCGCTTTCCTCCCACAAATCAAGATCTCTTACAGCATGGACTGTCTCGTGATTTAAGATCTGATCAAGAGCCGCCTTCTTAGACTCTGGGCTGGCATCTCTGGAAAGCTCGTTAGCAACATCCATTGCCAAGAATATTCTTCTGACTGAGGGCAAGTAGTAACCCAGAGGCACATCAGTTGTCTCTCTTGGATCTCCAGTAAGTATTATCTCTCCCTCTCTGGTAACTGGGCCTAACCTCAAGGCATCCATAACCCTTACGCCGACATCGCCCAACCCGATAGCGTTCATCTCATCCTGTAGATTTTGCTCAAAGAGTTTTGCCTCTTGGGCAATTGGCATCTTTGTTACTGGATCAAATAAAAGCTCAGGCTCCTTGTAAGGTATGTCTGGTATGTCATCGAACTGATCTTCTATTCTGGTCTGCCTTTCCCCTGACTCTATGGCTGGAAGATCAGGCTTAACATTGACCGTAAAATCTTTATTTACTAAACCGCTTGATATTAGATCTTTTGAAATCTCTTCTGATATTTCATATGTCGGAAAGGGTTCGTCTCTTATTTCATCTAATCTTCTTTTTATAAGAGGAAACAATCGATCACTATCTATTTCAGAAATAATGCTTTCAATGTTTGCTGGAGAGCCATCCTCCATCGCTATTACATGCTCTGTAACTATATCGTACAGGCGTTTCGTGTATCTCTTAGGGGTGAAGTTTGGTATCCGGGTTTTTTGCGGTAATCGCGGAAACTTTTTGATCTCTTCAACAAGATACATACGTTGAGAGGGAGACATATTATCCATGCCTTGCTCGCCAACGATACGCTGAGAGATGTATTTTACCTCTGGTGAATCAATGCCAGACACTATGTTTTTATCAACGAGGGCTTTTTCTAGCTCAGCTCTGCTGGATCTTTCGTCCTGATACTCTTGCCTGCTTTGAGCAACCTTCTTGCCCACCGTGCCAAAATCAGAGAGCACCTCTGCATCGTCTGGTTGCTTTATACCCAACAGAACATCAAAGACGTTAGAGTATTTGTCACCCAGTATTTGTTTTGCTTCATCTAGAGTGAACTCATCTATCTCTGATAAACCTTTTTTCTTTCTCTCTAGGTTTACTTCTTGAGATGCAGTTAGATTAGAAAGAGGCTTGTATAGTTTTTCGCCTCGATCTGTAAAGGGAGGAACACCGTATTGCTCAACGTGCAACTGGTCTATTGTTTTATCTTCTTGGAAGGGAGATGTGGCAGACGATACCGTGCCTGCAGCTTGGTTTAATACAGCACTGTTTATCTTGTATATGTTAGGTCTGTTAAGCTTTTGACCTATGATGTATATGTTTTCCGCTTGCTCTGGAGTGTAAAGCTCTGGGGACAAATCCATTGAGTCTAGAATGGCTCTGTTTATATTACGATTTACAAGCTCCTTGTTTAGGCTAGACGTTAGATGAGCAGCAAACTCATAATCTCTGGATGGCTCTCCATAAACCTTTCCATCTTGGGTGCTATATACCTCAAACCTAGAACCCTCTGGGCCAAGCTTAATCTCTCTAAACGTGAATGCGCCACCATCTGGGAATACGTTATCTCTTCTCAGCGCATCCCTAGATATCTGATTAGCATATTCAGCGGCCTGTTCTGCTAATGTAAGATTTTGCCTTGTCTTGGGCCTATAAGGTTGTTCTGGATTAAACGGCTCCTGCTCTACCTTTTGCGCTTCTTCTTGGAGTCTTGTTGCCTCATCAATAGCTGCAAGGCGATCTCTTTGCTCGAACTGAAGTTTGTATATCTCTGCGTCTTCTAGATATTCTGCCCTTCTCTTATCAAGCTCATTTCTAATTAATTGCTCTTTCTGCTCTTCAACATTTCTTATGGCCCTTCTTTTCTTATTGGTAAGACCAGTTGCAAATGCGTCCAATATTGCCCCTGCTGGAGCGCCAATAGTAAAGTCATCCCACATTGAGTCGCCAACCGCGACAGTCTCATCGTATAAGCCATACTGAATGCCGTCCTGTAACAGACCAGAAACAGCTTCTTGAATACCCTCCACCGAACCCTGCTGACCGGCACTCTTTAGCCGATCATATCTGCTCATAATCTGATTTAGTTTTCTCGCCTCTGTGAATAACTCGTTTCTTGCCCTAGCTATTGCTACTTCATCTCCTGCTTGAACTGCGTCATCCAGTTTTTTCTGCAAACCCTCTACGATCTTTTCGGGCTCTTTAATGCCTCTTATTTTTTTTAAGGCGCTAAGAGGTGTTATTGATTCGAGAGTTCCTACCGCGCCACCAAGGAATATGGATAGATCTTCCTTCCTGTCCGATATCTCTATGCCTCTCTCTCTGGCAGCTCTAATCCTTTCTGCCTGCTCGTCTGCTCCAGCGCCAACACCAGCGGAAACAGTGGCAGCCTTGCCTATCTTTGATGCAGTAGCGGCAGTTGCGCCAAGTCTTCCAGCGGCCCCTGCAGCACCCAACCCTGGAATAAAGAATGATCCAATAGACCCTAAGCCTTCACTCAATCCGACTAGGTAGCTGTCTTTGTAAGCGTCACCAACGCCCATGTACTCATCTAGCGCATCTTTGCCCTGATTAGCTGCGTTGATAAGCATATTCTCATCGCCGCTATCTATGAGACCCTCAAGACCAACAGCATCAGTGGCAACATCCGCAAGCTCTGCGAGTCCAGCGCCAGCCGATAAGAGACCTTTTCCAAAGCCGCGACCAAAACCCTTAATTATTTCACCGCCAGTGCCTATTACTGTTTGCTCTGGTTTGTTCATCTCCTCATATTGGAGTTCCGCAAACCTAAGAATATCTAGCTCTGAAGCGTCCTCTGGATGCTCAACATTTAAAGTTGATCCGTCAGGCGTATTAACAGCGGTGATAGGCACAATATCTAAGTTCCTAAACTGTCTTTATTAGTAATCGAAAAGCCTCGTTTTCTAAGCTCCTCTGCTTCTGATCTGATTTCATCGGTTACCTCTAGGTTAGGATCTCCTCCTGTGCCAGCCTCAAAGTTAAAATCAGATAAATCAGATGGCCTTATGTCGACGGGCAAAATCGTCATTAGATTATTTAGAGTATCTTGAGCGTGTTTCGCCCACTCTGCTGCGCCAGCTTCTCTGTTCTTCTCTCTCCAGTCTTTCATTTCATTGGCAAATGGAGTGCGGATAATATCCAAAGCCTTTCTTAATTCCTCCGATCCTCTATCATCTTGCAGATCACGATATCTAAGTAAGGTTCCCTGCTTAACAAAAGAGTCTATTGCGTTCTCGTAGTTTTGAACATCTGCTGCATTTATAGCTTGTGCCGCTGCAATCTCTAATGTGAGTTGATCTTTTAGTTGTTGCCCTTCTATCTGAGCAGCTTGCAACTCTCTTGCTCTATCGTCAGCATATTGCTTAACTTTTAGATCTGCAGTTCTTTGAAGCTTATCTATTGTTGCTTTCTCGCCTAAAATTCCCAACTCAGTTGCTGCGCTTTCAGCGGCTATCTTCATGTCCATTCTTAGTTTATCGGACGCTGAGATGTCTTTCCTAGCCTGACGCATAATATCGGCAGCGGTTGACCCTGCAGCCCTAAGACCGGCTGCTGTTTCGCCTTCCATAATTCCAGCGCCTAGCTGTATTAGCGCCTGAGCGCCCGATTCCTTCTTGGCATCATCTCTTATTTTTTGAGCGACACGCTCTTGCTCTAATATTAAGTCCTCATAGTCTGGCTTAAACTTACTAAAATCAGGAGTGTAGTTTACGTCGAACTGAGAGTAATCAGATGGCTTGTCTTTCAACCTGTCAGTTAGTGCTTGGTAGTCTGTTTTTGATTGTGTTAATAATTCATTTAACGATGTTTCCAAAGCTGAAGAATCGACCGGCTTTACTGCAGCCAAATCTCTTGCCAAAGATTCCATAGTTATTTCTTCCGTAGAGGCAGGCTGTTTCTTAGCGATAGCCAAATATTCTTCTGCTAAATTTCTATCAGCTGCTTCGTCAGTGCTGATTTCTGGGCCTCCTCGACCTTCTCTATTTTTTGCGTTTTCCGAGTCTCTGTATTTCATGGCAGGATCTTCACCCGCTCGCTCAAGCACCTCGAAAGCCTCTACGTTTTGGTCTGACGCTGGTAAATAAGACTGCAACGCTTCCGCGCCACGCCCAGTCGCAAAATTCATAAATCTTTCTCTTCTGGTTTCTTCTGTTGCAGGCAGTCTTAACAATGTACCGGCATACTCATCGCCAAGTAATCTTGCCGCTAGTTCATCCCTAGACTCTCCATACTCAACAAGCCTTCCTGGAGACCCTTCTAGCTTGTCTAGTGCGCTCGGCATATTCCTTGTTGGTCTTTGATAGTCATAAATACTCCTAGCCAGCTCTTCTATGGTAGATCCAACTGGAGTGAAAGGAACCTGTCTACCTTGCTCCATACGAACAGGAGTAGGTGTCGGCATACGCATAGGCGCGGCGGGTTGCGGCATAGCCTGTTGCGGAGCCATAGGCTGCATTGGGGAAGGAGGAGAAGAAGTCATCCCCCCAATAGATGGCTGTCGCGGGGCCATAGCCGCAATCCCACCGCTAACTATTTGATCTTTAACTGTTGTACTTGGCGTTGTTTGTTGAGCAGCAAAACGCTTTCTCATGTCTGCTCTTCTTTGTATTTCTGATACAACCAAGTACTGCGGCACACTACCAGATGGGCGCTGCACCTCTTGCATTAGCCTTTGATCAGGCATTCCTTTTACGACATCTTCTTGCTCAAATATATTCATTAAATACCACCAGCTAAGGCTTTATAGAGACCAACACCGCCGATACCAGCTCCAAGCGCCTGCTGATAAGCACTAGGCTCAGCTCCATACACCGCTTGTGTTTGCCCAGGAGCTATGGGCAGTCCTCTTAATAGATTACTAAAAAATGATAACTGTTCTCTTGGGAAAGCCTGCTGCCTCAAGAAGTCTCCGTACCCAATGTCCAAACCTCTTTGCGTAAGCTCTCGCTGTATTTGTCCTGCGGCCTGTAGATTCTGTAAACGCTCCAACGCCAGTGCTTGCTCTTGACCACCCAGAGTACCCAATACTCTTGCCGCCTCAAGCTGTTGACTTCTCGTTGCCTGATCTGCACCTAATCCAGCCAAACCTAATCGAGCTGCAGTCTCCTGTGCTTGTATATTAAACTTCTGAGTATCCAGCCTAGCTTGATTTTCTGCTTGTAGAGCCCGATCTTCTATCTCCTGCGCTGACAGACCCAGTCTTGCAGCCTCTTGTCTTGCTGCCTCTCCAGCTTGGAATGCAGCTCTATCCTCCTGCTGCTGCGCTAACCTAAGCTGCTCGTTTTGCTGGAACTGCTGCTGTGCAAAGTCTTCTTGCGCTCGTTGCGCTGCATCTTCTTGCTGTTGTGCAGTAAGGCCCAGTTGAGCTGCTTGTTGTTTTGCGCTTTCTCCAACTTGGAAAGCTGATTGTCTGAACTGCTCTGCTTGCTGCAATGCTTTTTGTTGCTCAGTGCCGACTTGTAATCCAAGCTGAGCCTCTTGCAACCTAGCGGCTCTATCTGCTTCAAACGCCTTTTGTGCCTGATCAAATGCAGCTTGTCCGCCTCTAGCTTGTATATCTCCTAGCTGTTGAGCCAGATTCCTTTCTCTTTCTGATTGCAGTATAGCCTCTCGATAACCGCCCAGACCTCCAGCTAATGCGGCCTGCTGGCCTATCTCTGCTTCTTGTATGTCAGATGCTCTTTGCGCCTCTCTTTTTTCTATATCCGTTACTAGCTGTTGGTACGGATTCATATAAGATTCTAGTGTAGCTGGATCTGCAATTGTTCCAGCTTGAAAACCCGGCCCCGCATCCAGTTGACCAGTGTATTGGGTCTGAATATCTCCTGCCGTATAACCAGGATCAAACTGACCAGCTTGATAGCCTACCCCTCTGCGACCAGCTTGGAAACCTTGACCTAAGTCACCGGCAGCATAATTAGGATCTATGGCTCCCGCTTGATATTGGGACTGCAATTGTTGAGGTTGAAACTGTCCTGCTATATCTAATCCCGTGCCAACTGGTTGAAATCCTACCTGACTGGCAATCTCTGATGCCGCCATGTTTTGCAATGGTGTACCGGCAGCCGCAAGATCCAACATGCCCTGCTGACCCAACTGTTCAAACTCTGTGAAGTCGGCAAGCCTTTGACCTGGAAATAGCTCGTATGGTCTAGTTGTCTCTGCAACTGTACGGCCAAGCATCTCCTCAAAATATGGTCTCGCATACTCTGGTAGGTTGCTGGTTGTTTGTACAACCTCTTGAGGCCCACTAGGCGCTTTGCTTCCCTTGCCCATTAGTCAATCCTCTTTTCGTAAACTACATATGATTTCTCGTAACCATCTTGCTTCAACCACTTCCAGAACCCTTCCCTAGCAGTGGCCTCTATGCCGGAACACTGATTGTCTATAGCCCAGTCGTTATACTTATCGACCATATCCCAGACCCAGTCATTAAAATTTTTGCCGCCAAGAAACTGTATGCACAGCATTCTTTTGTGTGGGTAATTGACCAGCTCGGTTGTGCCAACCCCATCTATTTCTTTGTCAGTATTAAAGGCAACCCATAAATGCTGATGCCCTGTCACTATAGACTGATATAAAGTCTCCATGCTCCAGCGACCTTTGGATCTTGCAACAGCTTTACGAAGTTGGAACTCTACGTCCTTCCAAAGGATTGGAACATAATCTGCTGGAACCAAAGCTATCGTATGCGTCTTCTCTCCCCGATCAGATCGCTTTCTAACTTTAGGCTCTCTAGAAATATCTCTAAGGGGTTTAACCTCTAAAAGTTTTGCAGATTGTTTCATGCTGGTAATGCACCCCCAGTGTTCATAGGTCTAGGTTGATTCGTCATACCTGTTCGCTCCATACGGACACGATCAAGCATCTGATCAAGCTCTTTAACCCCAGCATCTGTACTGCCATCCCCAAGGCCAGACACTACGTCTGCTGGCACGATATACTCACCTGGGCTTACAGCCACTGGCTGTTGATCACCGATCATGCCTGGAATCATGTCATCCATGCCCCCGCCTCGACCAACAATCTCACCTTCTGTCTGTGCATCAGGAACTATATCTTTAAGAACTCTGTCTCTCAAAACCTCAAAAGCTTCTACCCCGAACTCTTCAATAAATCTATTGATAGCCATCTCTGCCTGTTCTTCTGGCAACCTTCCGGCGATAGCCATTGCAGCATCTTGGATGACGCTCTGACCATTTGCTTCCATTGTGTCTGCCATAGCATTTGTTTCACCACCTTCTTGGAATCCAGGAGGGCCAGCAAATCTAGGTATTCTTAATCTTTCTCTATCTTTTGGTGGCAACAGAGGCGGAACCTCCACTGTTTGCGTTGGAATAAAAGGAACCTCGTCAGTCTTAGGTACGCCTGCGGATCTAATCAAATCAGCCAAGCCCCCTGGAAGTTGCTTGCCTTCTGGAATTGCAGGCAAAGCAATCTCTTCTCTTGGCATTTGTATTGGGGACATTACCGGCGGTGTAGCTATCGGTGGAAGTTGACTCATGCCAGATTCTATTTGACCAAAAAATCCACCAATATCTGAAACATTCGCTGCGCCTGCAGTGTTTACGTTAGTTAAATCAATCGGCCCATCTGTTCTAGGTCTAGCAGCTTCAGCTAACGTCATGGTCGGTCTAGGCGGTCTGACCACTGGAGCAGGCGGAGGCGGAATATTTGGAGACTCTTCTCTATCAAGAGTTTTCACACCTATTGGAATCATAGGCTCTTGTAACGCAGGAATATCTGGAATCCTGATAGAGCTTGGCCTAATAGGAGCCATAGGAATACCTACCATTTCCTCTGTGTTTCTTTTTGTTTGCATAGGGGGAGGCGGTGGTAAATCCATTACATCAGGTCTACCTACTGAAACTGCAGGCGGCATTGATACTGGAGCAATAGCTGCAGGGACAACAGGTGGAGCAACTGCAGCAGCAGGAACTGATGGAATATCTATTGTCTGTGGAATGTTTATTTCTGGTATGGCTATTTCTCCTTCCATACCTCTAAATGAAAATGGTTTTGTATCAACTGCAGGCGTTACTTTAGGCTGCGCTGCGGCACCTATTGATGGTATGCCAGCTCCCTCCATCCCTCCTATCATCATGGACGGCTCAAACTCAATCCCCTCCATAATCGCTTCCTGCGGCATCTTGCCGCTGAACGGATCTATTACTGGGGCAGCTCCACCAGCAGCAGTTCCAGAGCCAAATATTGACTGATAAAGATCAGCTCCTAACTGACCAGCGTCTGGCTTAGAAGAGGTAGTACTAGATGATGCAGTATCAGTTTGAGTAACCGGCTTTGGATCTCTGAAATATGCTATTTCTGGATCTATACCTGGTCTATATCCCTGAAGCTCAGCGGGGCTAATAACTTGAGTTCCTCTAAGACCTAGCTGCCTTGCCGCAGCACCTGGTCTTCCGGCTGGCCCACCAACGCCTCCAATGTTTCCGTATGCGCCTGTCGCCAACCCAACCTGACGGTTAATATCTCTTTCTAACTCTCCCAATATGCCGCCTTGCGAATAAGTTTGAACCTCTCCTCCAGATGACATTCCTCCATCTGGCGGAAGATAAGACATTGCAGACCTATTGGCTTCCATATCTTTTCTGCGCTCTAGATCATCTAAATATGCTCTAAAATCTTCTAGTCTTTGGGCCTCCTCCATCATGGCTCGACCTTCGCCCATAAAGCTGTCGAAGTTCCTATCTTCTGGATTGGTTGAAGGTCTTTTGGGGGGTTTGCTAATCAACAAACCTCTTGCTGACAATTCTGGATTTTTATCAAATTCACGCAACATCTCTATTGATGTCATTGTGTCTTGTAAAGATTCCCCTTCCTTACTTTGTGCATCCAAGAATCGCTTGCCTTCTAGCGTAAGCTTACTTCTAGCTTTCAAAAGCTCTCTTAGTTCTTCCGGCATTCGCCCACGATAAATTCCTCTATTAATATTTGGGCTGCGCTCAAACCCTTCAATAATGTAATACGGAGCATCAGGGTTATCATCAATCTTTACTCTTTCTGCGTAACTACTTCTTTGCCTACCCCTCATAAGGTTTTCAGAAGGAGAGGGAACCATCTGCATCTGCTGGGTTTGCTCTGACAAAGGAACACCACCTCCGGCAGCCAGAGAATAAACCCCATCAACTGTTCTTTGCGCTTGACTAGGATCTAAAGAAACAATGCCTCCTGCAGAAATACCCCTTGGTATCTGATATCCAGGATATGATGACTCTAATGTAGAATAGGCATCCTCGATCATGGCCTCTGCCCTTCTGCCTTCCTCTTCTCTTTCTCTCTCAAACTGCCTATTACGCTCCATAGCATCTGCAAGAGCATCCATTTCAGCTTTCTTTCCTTCTCCGACACCGATTGCTGCTAAATTTGCAGGCTGTATCAGCTCTTTTCCAAACTGCTTAGTAAACTCAAGCGGAGACTCTCTGAACAAAGATCCAGTGCTTTGTCTTGCTAAGGTTTGAGCGTCCGTCAAAGATTGTTGGGCTGTTTCTAATGGGGTTATTAATCCTGATCCAGTGTCCATTGCACCAGTTAGAGTTGATTGAGCGGCTTGCAAGTTGGCAAGCTTATCAGCTTGCGCTAAATATTCTGGGGTTCCTTTTGTAAGACCGCCCAACGTTGTAGTAGCTTCTCTTATTGCATTTGCGCCACCCGCAATTTGAGATTCCAAGGCAGATACGTTTTCGGCGGCTGTAGCGACTTCTGGAGACAACGCCTCTGAAGCAGAACCAAGCGCCTTGCCCAAACCAAAACCTGTTATGCCCGATAGCAAACCTTTCTTTATATCCCCAGTTACTGCAGTAGTTGCAAGGCCAGATCCTATTGCGCCAGCTAGTGCGGTTTTACCAGCAAGCAAACCGCCAGCTTTTGCCAAAGCAGCCTTACCTATCATGCTGCCGAGCAGTGGAGCTAGGAATGGTAGAAATGCCTCTGGTTGACCAGTGACTGGATTCGTTGTTAGTTTTCCTGTAGGAGATAAAGATGCTATTCCTTGAACCTCATAAGGGTTCATATGCACTAGCATGGTGTCACCGTAACGCCCATACTTTGCCATCTCATCAGCTTGATTCTGCAAAGGAGCCTGTTGATTATAATTCATTAACTTGTCTCCACCCCGAATAGGTTAAAACTAACATTTGCCGCGCTGGCGTAAACTTTCAAAACATCTGTTTGTGATAAACAAATACCAATAACTATTGTGCGACTAGTAGTTGCCGCCAAATCTTCGTCGAAAAAAATAAACTGCTTGTCATCCGCCGAAGCGCCCGCAACGTGTATGCTGACGCGAAACGTAATCCCTGATCCACCTCTGTTGCAAACAACCAAAGAACTTACGGTTGTCTGAGTTAAATCAGGAACCGTATAAAGAGTTGTTGTCGTTGTAGCAGAAACATCCGCTTGACCTAAAACTTTTATTACATCTGTCACGATGCGCCCATCAGGAGAAACTGAAATCTTCTCATAGCAAGAGAGCCCTCTTTATCGCCTTGCGTTTTAGCCAAGACAACATCGTTTTCTATTTGATCCAGGGTTAATTCTATTGTTCTCCTATTTATAGCTTCTGCTCTAGCGTCATACTCAGGGGTTGGGACAGGTAATGGCGTGGATCTAGTTTGTGTACTCATCTTCTTCCATCAGACCTTATGTCAAACCTCAAATCCCCCAGTCTCCAGCCATAACCCAACCCGTTGCTCTCCACTCTAACTATCTGATGTCTAGCTCTCGCTCTAACAAAAGACTGCTTCGTGCTCTTGTCTATGGTCGAAGTGGATAAAGTGCTTGGCGTTTCTAAAGGAAAATCACTACCTTTAAGAGTCATGCTTATAGAGGCATCATCTTCATTGCCTATAAATGAAAAGTCAGGGATTATTTTGCTAACTAACATGTATCTTTCGCCCTCACCAATCTCTAAATCCCCACTCTCTACAAAGGCATTCATGGCAGAACCATCATCATCAAACCCGTTTTCATGGAAATACAAGAAATTATCGTTCGTTGTTGTTATAACTGAGGTCGCTAATGGGAAGTTTTGCGTTCCAGTTCCTCTCCAAGCAGCTCTTTCCAAGGTTCCCACAGACCACAAGTCTTCTGCGTAGTTGTAACTAACGTAATTGGTTATTTCTGTATTGCCCTCTCCGACAGGATAAAACCACATAACTTCTGAAAACGCATTGTTCTCTGCTGCAAACACCTTAAATGCTTGGCTTAGATTTATATTTGAGAAAACAAACTGTTTTACAGAGCATGGCAAAGGTTGAACAGATCCGTTATAAACATAGAATCCACCCTTATCCATAAAGTAAACAGATCCTCTAGCATTGACCGCCGCATTCGGACTAATCATTGATATGTCAGTGCTGACTGTTTGCAACTGGAAAGTAAATGGTGCTCCGACAAATCTCATTGAGTGCAAGCTTACATCTGTAAAAACAAGTATCTCTTGTCTTCCTTGAACTGCACCAATTATCTGTGATCCAGAGTTTATTCTTATTCCACCAGCAGTATTAGTTGCTGTTGGAGTCCAATCAGTTGCGTTCTCTTGATCAGAGAATCTAATAAACAAAGGATCTATTTGACTAGATCCAATAGGATTAACGCCGAAAGCAATAACGTGCTGATCTATGTCGCTTGTCATAATCTGTAAGGCTATTGTAGGCTGATTAGATCCACTCAGACTTGTAATATTTACAGCCCTGGCTCCTGTACCACCAGACTCATCCCAGAAAAATATGCCCCCGCCCCTAGCATTAAAAAGCAGATCCTCTCCGAAGTTGTCTTGACTAAACAAACGAAGCTGTCCAGCGGCAGATATACTACTCGCACTGCCCCAAGAAGACATGCCCCAAGCCCCAGCACCCCAACCAGTGCCTTCCAGAAAGTCATTCAATCCTGTGTTAATCTGATACGCACCAACAGTAGAGCTGCCGCCATTACCAGTATCACTGCTATTTGCTGTGACTGTGGTGCCGCTCGTATCTTTAGCAGTAAACTCGTAAGTGTTTACCGTAGGTACGGCAGTAATCTGATATTCTTGATTCAAAACAGCAGCCGTAATGTTGCCACCCAAAGACGCAGCACTGGAGAATGTTACAAAATCATTAACCACGGCCCCGTGAGAAGTGTCTGTGGCTGTTATAGTGCTAGATCCATTGGTAGCTGCAAAAGTAACATCGCCCGCTGATGTGGTAGATCTAATAGGTGTTATGTCGTTAAAGCTGTTGCCCTCAACTACATAAAACTTTAGGTTTGTTCCTAGCCCAATATATCTTATTGACTCCAAAGATGCCCAGTCATGTATTGAGCGACAAACTCCTAAGAAAGATGTTTCTGAATATTTTACCCAGCCACCAATCTTTTCTGGCCTGCCCTGTCTAAATCTTATTTTGTCTGAGTTAAACCATCCGGCATCAGCAGAATACTCTGTTCCTTCTTTGTTAACACCCGGAGCAAATTTTATTTTATTTAATGGCATGCTAATGTTTATCGAAGATTACGGCTAAACATCTTCCCAAGCCTTACCTTCAAACAATAAAGCTTCTGCCTCTCTTCTCCTAACCAATCCATCTAACACTTTACCTCCAGCACGATTCCAACGCTTTATCTGCTCTGGTACACCGGCAAAGTTATCTTCGTTTAACACCTTTAGAAGTGTGCTTGATGACAATGCGCCCCAACCCAAGTTGAAAGTCCAAGAAACTAATGCATCAAACTGGCTTTGATTAAGATCCACCTCAACCAGTCTACCAACTGCCGCCTCAAAAGACTCCAAATCTTCTTTTAAGTACTCCTCAGCCTGCTCTGATGTACAAGTATCTCCGTCTTTTACATCCTTGGTATGACCATAACCTATCGTTGGAACACCACCAGCACAGATATAAGAGGACAACTCGCAACCCTCAAACTTTTTAATTAGAGCTATACCTTCTTCGCTAGTCTTCATATTATCTTTGTCCTTCCACCATCTCGATAAGCATCTGGTAAATAATTTAATTTGCCGCCTTCCTTAAATCGTTGCGTTGCCTCCTCTGGGCCTTTCTCCATAAGATCTCTGTAAAACGGAGAAACCCTAGCATTTTTTATTTCATCTCTAAAAACATACATCATGCTTTTCAAGCTATTTTCTTTTAGGAGGTTCTCTATTGCATCAACCACATATTTCTCTTCTTGATCGAAGCTGGCATTGTAATAATTATCCATCCTATCTTTTGCCGCTTGTGTTCCATCAATCCTTCTATCTTCAAAAGAATAAGCAAAATCTGAAAGAGATCTTAAATTATCTCTAAGCTCTTTATAGTTTTGCGATGCCATTAAATCTTGAACCCTATTAATCATCTCTGGGCCATCAAGATCCATTAAATGACGATACTCATGAGCAAAAAGAGGAGCTGTCGCATTTACTGCTTCCACAGCAGACACTGTGTTTGGCTCAAACTCGTACTGAAAATCTTTGAACGTTGTATAAGCGGGCTCAGGGCCTGGATTAGAGATCCCCTTGAGCGTCAAACCAAGAGGGCCAACCCCTGCTTCTGGAGGAAGTGACTTCAACCTAGCTCTAGTAGGATCAATTTGAACACCCTCCGGCATATATCTTTGAACCTCTGCAGCAAACTCCTGATCACCAAGTTGCATTCCCGCCAAAAACTGTCCTTGCTGCTCTTCAGTCATATCAGACGTAATACGAGTAAATAGCTTTTTTGCCTCTGGAGAAATTTTTTCCATGTATTCTTCTAAAGCCGGATTCATGCTACTTACTCACTCCTTTAATTCTTTCTACAGAACGAGCCCCGCCTAAACCAAGCATGCCCAGCAAAAGAGGCATCATTACTCCTGCATCTGCTTGAGGAATATCAAAACCAAATCCAGCCGCAATGGGAGATATAAGAAAGTTAACGATTAGCCCAAAAACACAAGCATACCCCGCTAAAGGTCTCCAGCTAGACTGAAACCAATTACCTTTTGCATCCAACTTATTAATTTCAATTTGACCCTTAGCAAGTTCTTGAGCATGGCGTTCTGCCATAGTTGCAATTTCATGCGCCAAAGCATTTTTCTGATCTTTATCCTCTATGACCTTGTCTAATATCTTAGTGGCAGGCTCAACTAAAGAACTCAATATGCTCATTACGATCCTTTCTTCCATTTCTTAGATGGAGACTTGGTTTTACTAGGACTCCATTTAACACGATTCGCCCAGTAGGCAGCCGACATTTTTCCCTTTTTAATATTTTTGGCATGGCGAGATTTAAATGCCTTTCTCTGCCCAGCAGTTTGATTAGTCTTTACACCTTGCTGACCAAACCTAATTGTCTTTACTTTATCTCCTTCTTTGGCAACAACAATGTGAGACTTTTTGGGATGATTAGGGGTTCTCTTTGGTTTATTAAAACCAGATACACCAGCTCTTTCTAATCTTGGGTCTTTCTTTTTCGCCATAAAATACCCTAACTAATTGGAGATGCTGTTAACTGTGAGAGCATCAATAGTAAAACAAATAATGAAATAGCACATACAACAAACAACATTCCTGGCCATTTAGGATTCATGTTTACACCGTAACCAGTATGTTTTGCCCAGTTGCTTTTTGTGTCGTATAACTAAATGAACCATTTTTGAATGTATATACCTTGGAGTCGTAATGCGTTGTTATCACTTCGCTCTTTCTGTTGATCTCCCTAACTTGCAATCTTTCATTTTCAATCTTCTGAATCTGATGTTTTGCATTAGGCGGCTGGGCTTGAACGCTATTTGGGAAAGGCGGTATTTCACTCATCTTCTTTCTTCCTAACAGGATCTCTAAAAATATATTTACCTTTGCCAGCTTCAGCTTGAGGTATAAGTCTTACCTCACAAAAACCATCAAACCTATTTGTTTTCGATCTCGCCCAATTATGTTGATGAACACTCTGATGCACCAAAGCATCGCGGTATTCAAGGCAAGAAGTGAGTTCTTGAAAATAAAGCTCTGTACCAGTTGGAGCACCACCGGGAGTTAGAAGCACTAGGACAAAGATCATTAACGTCATAACCTACGCTTCTTTGTAATAGCTTGTGTTCTTTCTGCTTTCGGCTGTACTAAATCCCACGTA